AAAAATACGGGCGGTTTTGCTGATGGTATTCAGGCTCCTGTTGTAGGTCTTATCGAGGGTGGTAACTTCGGTTATGCTAAACAATGGGCTGCTTGGATTAATAACACTCCATACACTTCTCGTCCGTTGATTAGTTTTCTTTTGGAAGCTCCTCTTGGCTTTAAACTTCTTCCTGATGGTAAAGTCCATATCGCTATCTTGCGTAGCCTGGTAGAAACTATTCGTCACCGTATTACTGGTTTGGGACACAAGCTCACTGTAGCCACTGACCAAAACCAAGCATTTGGTGGTTCAGGTCAAAAATACGAAGTATTCACTAACGTGACTGAAGATCCATTGAACGTTTCTATGTCTTTCTGGGAACGTCCAGGTTTAGCAATCGGTCGTTATATGCGTTACTGGATTGAAATGCTGATGATGAACATGGAAACGAAATATGCTTCCATTTCAACAGTAGCTGGTACTCAAGACTACGATGCAATGCCTGACATGTACTCCATGTCTATGTTGTTTATCGAACCTAACGCAACCATGACCAAAGTGGTTCAGTCATGGATCGGTATCAACATGTGGCCTAAATCTTCTGGTGATAACGAAGCCAAACACGATAAAGAAAACCCTTCTGAAACTCGTGAAATTCAAATTGAATTTACTGGTATTTATCATTACGGCCCTGGTGTTGACTTCTTCGCTCAAAAATTCCTTGACAGCATTAAGTTAATCAACGCGAATGCGTATCATGAAGCAGCTGTCCATGGTAACATCGGTCTGGACTCTATGGTTGCTGCATCTCGTATGAGCTTCGGTGAGACAGTTAGAAATATTTCCCGACAACAGTTCAAGTAATGTATCTCGGAAAAGAATTTATAGTAGTAGAATACTATATATGAAGAGAGAACTACTTTAATTAACAAGATTATTTACAGTCCGCTCTCCACAAGGGGGCGGACTGTAGATAATTTATGTTTGTTTATTTTAAAAGGTTTATAAACATGAAAGACATACTGACTAAACAGCAATTACTTGATCGTGGATTTTGGCAAGATAATATATTCGATAATCTGTACCATGACGATAAAGGAAGAACTTATAATCTGTTATCTAATAAATTTATACAAAAGAGATATACAGATCCAAAGACGGGTATTAAGTACAGTTTAACAAGTTTAAGAAATAATAGCACTATTAAAGATCTAAGTGGTTTTGTTGAAATTCCAGGATATAGTAATTATTTAGTTAATGAGGAAGGTGTACTTTATAGTAAGACTTATAAAAAGAGAATGACCCCTGCACCAAATGGCTCAGGATATATGTCAGTAGTAGTTAGAGATGATAACGGAAACTCTGGTACAAGGACAGTTCATCATTTAGTAATTATGGGATTTAAGTACGATGAATATTTAAAGTTTAAAGAAAGTCGAAAACTCTATACTCCTTCTGATGATCGGTATCTTTCTGTAAACCATATCGATGGAAATAAATTAAATAATCGTTTAGACAATCTAGAAGTTATATCTCAAAAAGATAACTATAGACACGCAATAGACAATGGGTTAAAGTTTATAAAACCTGTAGTCGTACGTTGGGTAGATACTGGTAAAGAAGAAGAATTTATCTCTATGCAGAATGCTTCTATTGCTCTAGGTTTAGATAATAAAACGATTAGTCAGCGATTAGCCAGTAAGGATCATTTAAGAACGGTTTATCCTGAAGGTATTCAGGTTAGGTTTTTAAACGAACCAGATTTTGAAAAACCAATTTACTATGTTAATAATGGTTCTTTATCTGTAGGTGTGTCTATTATCGATTATAAGGTATCTCCTTTCCATGAAGTTCATTATAGTAGTTTAGGCGAGTATTGTAAGGCAATGGGTCTACGTTTAGGTACTGTAGTTAAATCCATGAATAAACACCACCAAACGATCCTAAACAATTTACATCGTATTAAAAAACTAGATGATTTCTCAGAATGGAAAACATGTTATCGTAATGATCCTATTTTAGAATTAGTATCTATTAGGAAAGTAGATGTATTAGTAGCTATTAAGGATGACGAACATCCATTGATTTTTCTGCCAGATATAGACGGTGAAGAACTAAAGAAATTAGAAGGATTTAAAACGTATATTTTAAATGACTTAATTTACTTTTCTAAAGAACCAGGTTATCTTTTGGATAACGGGTATAAGATCTACCGGTATAAAGATTTTGTAGAATCTGAATATTATAAAAAATGGAAAGATCGATATACAAAGTATCGTTACTTAGGATACAATTTTCCTAAATAGCAATATTTTACAATACTTACTAAAAAAAAATAAGTCCTCTACTCCTTTTTACGGGAGTAGAGGATTTTATTTTATGCTATTTTATTTAGCGTTTCTTTTTACTTTATTAATACAAATATCAAACCCAGCAATACGGACAATATTATCTTTCTGACTTGGGTCTACTTTAGAAATCATACCTACATCTTGCACAATATAGACTGGTCGCAAAATAATATCTTTGTGATAGTTAGGATAGTCCTCGTTTTCGAGTAATATATCACATTCTCCTGGATAACTAAATATATCAGCCATGACTTTACCGTCTAACACTTTCAAACGATCAACATAGCCAATTTTATCTAACTCAAAATAATTCCTGATCCATCCTGTATTTTTATAACCGGCAATATTGTCAGCAATATAGATTGGATACCATTCCTTTTTTACTAAAGTATTAACTTGATCCTTTAGATGAACTGACTTCACCATATCTGGATTATCCAGTACTGCTTTAATCAGACCTAGGTTATCATCTACCAGAATACCACATTCATAATCGGTTTCTTTACTAATTTGATTTTTGTATTGTTCTTTAAATTTTTGATGTTGAAATTCATTAGAATACAATTCAATTAAGTATTCCATGTGATCAACACAATCGTAAATAGTGCAAAGAAATAATGCAAGATCTGCATTGTTACCCATATCGGTTAATAATGTAGATAGTTTCAAGATACTGATATCGGTTATCTCTTTATACCTTTTGGCAGAAAGAGTATTGGTTAAAGATGGGTCAGTCCACCGCTTAAAGATATTTACGATATCTTTATTAGCAGTTTTCCCATTATTAATCATTTTAGTAATCCAGTTATTATAATAATAACTAGGGCTTTTATTAACTTTAGTCAGTATATTTTTTAAATCATCTTTTAATTCAATAAATCTTTCGTTCATTTTCTATTCCTTTATATAGTTAGTTTTATAGAGTCTATTAATCTACAATTGTTTCATCTTTTTCTAATAAGTTATCTGCTGAATTAACGAGATTCCTAATCATTTTGTTAGATTTACGAATATATTCTTTACATGAATACTTATTCAGTTCACTAACAAATTTTTCTATCTTTTTATTTCCTTCTAGATCACTAATATCCACAAGAATTCGATCATCACCATCTAAAATACAGAATTGCTCGATATCTGACGTGATCTTGTTATTGATAAGGTCGATAAATCTAAGATCCACATTAAGTCGATCTACGACATTAGCCGTATAATCCATTTCAAGAGAAATTGAGAATAGGGAGTCATCTTTCAGAATAGACATTGGATTTGCGAAATTACAGTAAATAACATAGTAGTGTTCATCAACCCCATCTTTAGAGATGATAATTTCTTTTTTAGTAATGAAATCTTTATAAGATTCCATTGCTGTTAAATGTTCGTCATTTTTCTTAAATACAAACATGTATAAATTTGTAGTTAACATTTTAATTTCCTTTTATGTCGATTAATTTCTTAGAGAATGAAATATTAGATTCAATGCGATATTTTATTTTTCTGCATTTACCAACAACTTCAATGGTTACGATGATCTTTCCTTCTTTATAATCTTTGTACACTGAGAAATGTTGAGTCGGGTGTTTTTTAGCAAAATGGAAATAATCCCAATAATGCCAAATCAACTCTTCAAAATTTCTAAATGCCGATTCAGACATCATTTTAATATTGATGGTCGTAATACCTATAAGAGCGCTACTTTCTAATAAGAAGTCATCGCCCTCTGATATCATCGAGCTAATTATCGCATTGATCAATACTTTATATTGATTATCAAAACTACAACTAGTAGTTGGTTTTAATAATAAATCAATATATTTAGTATATCTTTCCATTTTAATTTCCTTTATATAGTTAGATTGATTAATTTGTTATCTTAACGCAATCGAATGCGTAAATACAAGTGAATGAAGAAAATAAATTATTAGATCTACCGTTCGAGAATAAGTATCTCGGAACCAACACATATCCGACAATACTAATATCATTATCCCTATGCATATTTGCGTAGATCTTTCCTTCTTTACGATAGATGAAATTTACTTTTCCGATGTCTTTACCGATAGATGGCATGAAGACATTAATACCAGTAGTGATACTATTTCGAATAACACTGTAACCTGGATGACGCATTGAATAAGGATCAACAAGATAGTTCTCAATAATTCCAGTCGTATCGAAAATAGGGATACCTTTATTAAGCAGATTGTTTCGGTTTAAGTACGTAGCTTGTAGTTCATTAGCAATACTTAAAATACCAATTCTTGATTTAACAATACTGATAAATTCATTATACTCCTCATTGGTTAATCGATAAGAAGTTTGAATAAACCATTTCATCTCAGGATGATTTTCTGGATTTGTAATTTTGTGAACCAGCATTTGAGCAGTATAGAAGTAAATATCTTTTACAATAACTTCTAGTACTTGGTTAGATGGTAATCTTCTAATATGTTGTAATCGAGATGTTAAGAAATTACACACTCGATAGAGATTAGAAGTCTTAGCAATATTCAATCCTTTATCTAAAAGAATATCTTCTAGTGTTTTTCCGTAATACACTTCTGTAGATGCGGTTTTCAAAATCGTATACAAAGCTCTAGCTAAAGCATTAGCTTGATCAATTTTATATTGCGTTAGTTTCATTTTGTTTCCTTAAAAAATGTTCATTGTAACTGAATTCGTACTCTGTCAATCCAAAACCGGCATCTAGAATAAATACTTCTCTAACCGAATGTCCATTAGTAAAACGAAAATACTTTTTCACTTTCTTAAGGTATTTTAATACGTCTTCTCTAAAATTAACATAATCGATATAAACTTCTACATCAATTGGATTGAATATTTCTACACGTACTCTTTTACCATTATCTAAATTACCAGTGCGCGAAATACTAATGTTATTTCCTGTTCTGACTAATTGCTGAATACATGCTTCTAATGCTGAAAACATTATTCTTGTATTAGTGCGATACTCATCCCAATCATTGATTTCCATAAAAATCTCCTTAAAAAATTAGTACTCAATAATAACTAGAGTCTCTAGGGATTTTTCCCCAGAGACTCTAATCATTTACTTACCTGTACTATAGGCACCGCTAATTGCATTTATATCAAACATAATGCTACTCTTTCTTTTTAATGCGTCTTGAAATTCTTCCACATTGCCTTCTCGATAATGTTTCTTCATTTCTTTACGAATAGCTTGTAGTTCCTTATACTTATCTTCAAGTTGTTTCACTGCGGGTCCACTTGCATTACGAATTGCGGAGAGGTACTGACGATAAATAAATATGTGTCCAGCGCTTAAGAAGTTGAAGTATTCATTATCGAATTTAACATACTGTTTAATGGCTTTGTTAAATCGATCAATAAATTTCTCGGCACTGTCAACATCATTACTAACTTCATCAATACCTTCACTGATTAATTTCATAACCTCACAAGCTTTATTAGTACGACAAGCTGTTCGGTCAAGTTCTTTAAAAGAAACATTAATGGTTCTTTTATTCACTCGGCCTAATTCAATAAAGAATTTCTGACGTTGTTTGATATTTTTAATACGTTTGTATTCAACTTCACGGAGTTTCAAAATTTTATTCATTTCACAATCCTTCCACTTCAGATTTATCCATGATATAAAAACCCACTAAACTTTTAATCGTTTTAATAGAGTTTTCGTCAACATTTCCTTCTAACTTCTCTTCTGATCTATAGAAGGGAAGAAGAACAGGGTTAATGTCTTTGTTGTTTTGGCTGGTTTTCAATATTGAAAAATGACACATCGAGACTTCTGCTTTAAATCCTTTATCTGTTAAGAAAATCTTAGAAATAAATCCTTCTAAGTTATCCGCACTGAAACAACTAAGTACATCATTTGTATTTTCAGGAGGATTACGAAGAACCAAGACTGGATTACTGGTTCCAGTATTGATTCCGTTTACTGTTGCTCTTACCGGATGTGATTTCTCTTGAGAAGAATTTGTTGCCAAATAATCCAAAATATTATAACTGTCCCAGATCTCAAAAATACCAACATTGCTATTAGGAATAATAGGTTCTGTAGTCTTCTTACCACTTCGACTACTTCTAAATTCCATATTGATAAATCCATTCGCGTAAATCGTTTCTAACTTATCCGAATAATCGAATAAGTAATCAGGATCCACACTTATCGGACTATTACGATCTTCTTCAATATAGTTTTCAGATTTTGTTAAGTTAAAACCTATTAAACCAATAATGTTATCAATAGCATTTTTTGGTGTGAGTTCTGATTCAGGAACTTTAGTTTTAAATACTGGTTTTAATACATAGTTACCTTTAAATTCGTTATTGTTTCGTTTACCTAACAAGATATATAATTCTCTAGACATGAAGTTAACTCGGTTATCTAAATCTGCCTTAACTTTACCATTAACGATTTTCAAGCCAGCAACATGACCATCCGGACAAGACGTGCTATAGTTGCTAGGCGTGATAATACGAGCAACAAATTTCATATCGTCTTGAGCCTTTTTGATAGCTAATCGAACTGGATGGTTTTTATAGTTGTTGGCGGTCATGATAGTGAGTAAAATATTATCAGTATCGATGATATCAAAACCAAAACTACCAAAACTATTCTTACTCTCTATTGATTGGTATTTTTCTGACATTGTTCGTTTGAATACTTCTGAACGAACTTCATCGATAAATACTTTGTATTCGATAGAGTTAAGGTTATAGCATTTAGTAATAAACCTTTCGAAATTTTCTTGGTACAATTCGCCATCGGATATTACTGATGGTAAGTAAGCAATATCCATTTGGGTAATTAGCCGATTAACTAAAACAAATACAGACACTTCGAAATTGTCTTTTACTTTTATGTACTTGTTATATAGTTTCTTAACCATTTTAGTTAATTCAGACGTATCGTTAGAATTGGCAATTTGATAAATGGTTTTGCCGTACAAACTTTCTTGATCTTTTAAAATTGCCATGGTCAATTCAGCAATCTCGTTAATAATCTTTTTCATCTTTAATTTCCTTATAAAAGTTAGAATAAAATCTTGAGATAACTCAAGAGGTTCATTTTAATAATATAGATTTATAATAAAGTAAAAAAAACAATACTCCTCTACCTAGCAAGATAGAGGAGTACTATTTACTTAAGATATCCATTAAAAGAAATCTCACTGATTCCTTTTATGTATTTATCAGGATAAGTTTCTGTCTTTACAAAACCAAAATGATCGAAGATCTTTTTAAATTTAGGTAAAGCAGTTTCACTTACAGAAAGCAATGGTTTGTCAGTTCCTAATTCTTCAAATGATCGTTTAAATAAACGAACACCCATTCCTAAGTTCTGATATTCCTCAACAATTCGTAAGCAACAAATCTTCTTTTCTAACCCGTCGTTTTTAAGAATGGCAACTCCAGCTAGTTTACTGTCTCTCCATTCTAATAAAATTGACCGAGTACCATTCATCAAGCCAGTACGTACCTTGTCATAACCCCATCCTTCTATTGATGGGTATGTGGTAGTCATGCTTTTAATAAATGCAAATACATACTCAATTAAAGATTCTAAATCACCTACTGATCTTTTAGCAAAAAGACAACTATCGATTTTCTTAATCTTATCAAGACCGTTAGATTTAAAATCAATAATTTTTACATCCAAACTAATATTAGTTTCGGTTGGGTCAATAATTTCAAACGAACCACGAAAGAAATCATGAGCAAAACTATTATCTTTTACATTACGAGCTTTATCCATTGTCAGACACTCCTTTAATTAGGTTTTCTGTAATAACGATGACCCGCAGTTTCTTTATGAGTTTTCACAATATTAAGAATAGTGTGTCGACGAACAGTCACTACACGCCCATCAGTTGTCACTAATGAATAGTTTCCTGATTTTGTCTTCTTAGCTTTCTTAGAATTGTCACTGGCAAATACTACACTAATTTCACCATTACTATCTTCCAAGATTTCGTACAATGAAAACTCTGTAGGGTATTCATCTTTTCGATTAAAATAAATAACCGGATACGAAGTACAACGATCTTCATCGTTATCTGAATCTTTAACTTCATCAAGTTTGTCTTCAGAAACTTCTACATCTTTCTCAATTACTCTCTGACAATCTTTACAAACATTAGCGAATAATTTATCAGTTTTTATTTCGATAACTTTTTTATCTTCAGGATCTAGCGCATTACCCCATTTCTTAAACAACCTGCCAATATACTTCAGCATTAATTAATTCCTTTCAATTATTTTATAAAATAAATATCATATTTCAAGCATATTGAAAGCAATAATAACAGGATATTCCTCTTCATCTAGTTGTAAGATAGGTTTCTCAAGCTTACGATATTCGATTAAAGGTACGATTTCGTACTTATCGGTAATATCTGGTCGATGGAAGAAATCTTTGTATTCATCGTACAGATCAATAAATGCAATAATTCCTGCTAATCTACGTGTCACATGACGAACTTTACCAATAGCTTTGCCATTGATTCTTACTTCAATGCCTTGTTTAAAATCAGATTTTAATTGCTTAAAGAATTCATCGTAAATAAAAGGTAATTTACCATAATTATAATCAATATACTTATCTAATAATTGAGAATGCATTGGTCCGTTTTCGTAATAACCCATACTGGATACCGGAACACCGTTACCATTGGTTTTTGATTCTAAATAACCTTGATACAGATGATCGCGATACATGACTTTAGTATAGTGCTTAATAACCAAATCAATAAACTTTTCAGTTTGATCATCATTTAAGTTATAAGCATACTTGATCAATTTCTTAAGATGAGGATTCTTTTCTATATCGAGAATCTTCATCACGAACATCGCAGCACTATAGAATTCAAAATCGAGCAAAATACTATTGTGTTCTCTAATAGTAAGTGCTTTCTTCAGATGTTGTATTCTGATATATAAGAAAGCAATTGCTTTGAGTGGAAACAATGGCGGTATATAATCCGGAAATACATCGTTAAGCACATCTTTAAGAGTACAGTTATAAGTAAGTGGGTCTTTAGTGGCGATAGAAATATATGCCAAATTATTTGCTAGCTGATAGGCTTTGCATTTATGTTTTTCAAGCAGTTCAGTTGGATACATGATTATTCCCATTCCATCAAAAAGTTATAAGTGAAAAGTTTACCATCTAGGAAGATATTAATAAGATAGGAATCGTTACCATTCTTTTTACGATTACTACCCATGATATCTTCACTTAAGTAAGAAAATACATTGTAATTATTAATAATTTCTCTTTCAAACAATTCACCTGCTGGATCGTATTGATGATTTCTTAAATCAATTATGTGATAAATTGAATTAAGATTTTCATCTTTGTCAGTATAAATGTTGATATCGTAGTTATACTTTAAGTTTAAAAGCATACGACGAATTTTGTTATTGATTTCTGTAATTTTGATATTGTGAATTTCTAATTCATTAGCGTTCATTTTAAAGTCCTTTAAAAGTTTATTGTGCTGGAATAGCATTTTAATGATATGTATTTTATCGTTTTATTTTATAAAATGGAAGTTTACCATCACCGATTACATGATTGTAATGGTAAATAGCTTCTAGAGTCTTAGGTGTCAATGTAATTACACCACCAGTAGAATCTTTCAGTCGATAATTACCAGACATGTTCGGTGTTTCTACTTTATCTAGCAGGTGATTGAACAGTTTGTATTGTTCGCCATCTCGAATAATAGAATGGCTATCAATACGAGTAACTGTTGTTTCATTTTTACGATAGAATGCGATAGGACGCAAGCGAGATTCGGCACGAGTGCCATTCTTCTTATAATAACGATCCTGAATGGCTTCACGTGCATCCAGAAGAGCGTTTTGAAGTTGCTTGAGGTCAGCCATTGGTAAGCTAGAATAAGCCACCATTTCGTCTTTCAGATCTTCTAACAGATGTTTGATGTTCATTACAACATCGGCTTTTTTAACTGCCATTTTTATTTCCTTTATTAGTCGTGTAAGTAAAGTGAATAAGTCATTATTCATTATATTTATCAGTATGTATATTTTTTATTATACATATTAGTATAAAAAATCAAACAGGGTAAGTGTATGAATTTCCAAAACCCGACTCACTTATTATTTAGGAACAAATTTAGATGAAAAAAGAACCCATTTCTCCTGATGAAGTTAAAATCGTTAGTTTAAAACACTGCGTCAGGCACGCGATTGAATCTCTTAAAACAGAAACAGGATGTACTACCGAAGAAGTTATTAAATTTCTTCTCGTGGTGCGTCCTTTTGAAATTATTTTCCCTAACGTGAAAAATGCCGAGGGACAAGATAAAGAAAATAAAATAGATAATATCACTAAATATATCAAACTGTATTCTAGATCTATAAAAGAATACTGTAAAATAGAAACTATTCGTTATTCCACTGGTGATCGAACAAGTACTTTTTATCCTGAATTAATCACTACTGATAATCTTATTCAGTGGTTCTTATTTAATATTGGGCGTTACCATTCTGGTGATCAATGTTATCTAGTATCTAGAAATGGTATTGTTGATGATCCAAAAGGACTCATCCCGACACTTATTAAAACATTTAATATTTCTAACTAATTACTTAAAAGGATTTTCCTAAAATGACTGAACAAAAAATTAAAGTAAAGAAACGCGATGGCCATTTTGAACCACTGGATATTGCTAAAATTCATCGTGTAGTAGAATGGGCTGCAGAAGGTTTAAATGTCTCTAGTTCTCAAGTAGAAATCAATAGCCATATCCAATTCTATAATGGTATTTCTACTACAGACATCCATGAAACATTAGTAAAATCTGCTGCGGATTTAATTTCTACGGAATATCCAGATTACCAATACATGGCCGCACGCTTGGCTTTGTTCCATATTCGTAAAATAGCTTATGGTGAATTTGTGCCTACTCGATTATATAAACATATCCAGTCAATGATTGAAAAAGGTGTTTACGATAAAGAGATTTTAGAGAAATACACTGAGGAAGAAATTAATGCTATTGAGTCCTTTGTAGACCATACCCGAGATTTAAATTTCGCTTACGCCGGTATTAAACAAATGGAAAGTAAATACTTGGTGCAAAACCGAGTGACTAAACGAGTGTACGAATCTCCTCAAGTGGCTTTTGTTTTAATTCCTACTTGTTTGTTTGCTGACTACCCTAAAGAAACTCGTTTAAAATATATTAAGAAATTCTACGATGCATTGTCATTGTTTAAGATTTCTTTGCCTACTCCAATCATGGCAGGTGTACGCACACCTACTCGTCAATTTAGTAGCTGTACTGTAATTGACTGCGATGACAGTCTGGATAGTATTAATGCTGCGACATCATCTATCGTTAAATATATCTCTCAACGTGCTGGTATTGGTATTAATGGTGGTCGTATTCGTGCACTAGGTAGTGAAATTCGTAAAGGTGAAGCTATCCACACTGGTGTTATTCCATTTTGGAAAATGTTCCAAGCTGCAGTTAAGTCATGTTCCCAGGGCGGCATTCGCGGCGGCGCCGCAACTCTATTTTACCCTATCTGGCATTTAGAAGTCGAATCGTTACTAGTATTAAAGAATAACCGAGGTGTAGAAGATAACCGTATCCGTCAACTGGATTACGGTGTGCAGATTAATAAATTAATGTATCAACGTCTGATTGAAGATAAAGACATTACTTTATTGTCACCTCACTCTGTAGAGGGTTTATACGACGCCTACTTTAATGATCAAGAATTATTTGAGAAATTATATACAGAAGCTGAGAATAATCCTCTGATTCCTAAGAAGACCATTAAAGCTACTGATTTATTCACTCTGCTGATGTCAGAACGTGCAAATACTGGTCGTATTTATATCATGAATACTGACCACATGAATACACATTCTTCATTTATTGAAAAAGAAGCCACAATCTATACCAGTAACTTGTGTGTTTCAGGAGATACTGAAGTATTGACTGATAAAGGCATGATTAAGATTGGTGAACATGTTGGTGAGAAATTCACTATTTGGAATGGTTTTGAATGGTCTGAAAGTATTGAGTTTGTTAAGACAAATACTGATCAAGACTTGTATCGTGTAGAATTAACAGATGGCCGTTATCTAGACTGTACTAGCGAACATAAGTGGATTTTGGAAGACGGTGCACGTATTCCAACAAAAGAGTTAGCTGAAGGTGTTAAATTATCTGTATGGAACACTCCTCCAGTTAGTTCAGATTTGATAAAGGTCTCTCATGTTATCAATCAGTCTATTGTAAAATCCATTACTAAACTAGACGGTAAACATGATACATTCTGTGTGTTCGAACCTAAGAATAATTCTGTTGTATTCAACAACATCATGACTGGTAACTGCATGGAGATTGGATTACCTATCAAACCTTTAAACAATATTTCTGATGAAGAAGGTGAGATTGCTTTATGTACTCTAGGTGCTTTGAACTTAGGTATGGTAGATAAAGATAAGTTAGAAGATATTGAAGAGTCTATGGACTTAATTGTTCGTGCTCTTGATTCTGTATTAGATTATCAAAACTATCCTGTTAAAGCAGCTCGTAATTCTGTAAATAAATATCGACCATTAGGTATTGGTGTTATTAACTATGCTTATTATCTAGCTAAGAATGGTGCGCGATATAGTAATGCTAGTGGTCATCGACTAACTCATGAGTTATTTGAAGCTATTCAATACTATGCTTTAAAATCATCAGTACAATTGGCTAAAGAAAAAGGTAAGTGTGGTGCGTTTGAAAATACCAAATACTCTAAAGGTATTTTGCCAATAGATACTTATAAGAAATCTATTGACGAATATGCTTCATTTGAGTATAAATTAGATTGGGAAAACTTGCGTAAAGATATTATTCAATATGGTTTACGTAATGCTACCTTAACTAGTTTAATGCCTTCTGAAAGCAGTAGTCAAGTAAGTAATGCGACTAACGGTATTGACTTACCTCGTGGTCCTATTACTGTTAAGGCTTCTAAAGATGGTATTTTGAAACAAGTCGTTCCTGATTATAAGAATCTGGATTCTAGTTACGAGTATTTATGGTACGATAGTAATAATATCGGTATGTTGAAATTAGTGGCTATCATGCAGAAATTTGTAGACCAATCTATTTCTACTAATACTCGATACAATCCTATTAACTATCCTAATGGTAAAGTACCCATGAAGGAATTGTTAAAAGAATTGTTGATCGCGTATAAATACGGTATTAAAACATTGTATTACCATCACACGAACGATGGGTCTAATGATACTCAAGACAGTTTAGATGATGGTTGTGCTGGCGGTGCTTGCAAACTGTAAAGTAAAAAAAAATATCTCCTACTCCTGATAACACAGGAGTAGGGGATTATATTTTTTAATGTATTTTAATCTAAAGGGATTCCAAGCTTTTTCGCAAGAGCTATACCAAGATCATCTAACATCTCTTCAACTTCATCTTCAGTATATTTCCGTTTGAAACTACCATCAATTGGTTTACCGAATGTTTCACCAAGAGGATTATCCATTCCTGTTAGTGATTTAGGAGCGGTATATGTTCTGTTAATTGCTTTCTTTCTTTTCTTTTGGATTGTCTTCATTTTTAATCTTCCTCTCTTTCATTGTGGTGAATAGCTATGTTGTATTTATAGGTGATGCCAATTTCGTCTACGTAACCTAAATAAACAACTGTTCGATCTATTCTAGAGTATGCATTACTGATCACACATTGATTAAAGTAATGATCTTTCTTTTTACTAACACTTAAGCCAGCAAACCAAAATGACATTAAGTTATAAAAATTGATCCATGTTTCTCGATCAACATATACATCAATGCTGTAAGTCATGAGTTTTGTTAAGTTTGTTTCTTTATCACCTTCGTATTCTCGGTAAACAAAGTATTGTTTATTCCATTTGGAATCATTCATCTTTAAGAAAGACTCAATACTTTTTGTTAATTCGTCGTAGAACTTTTGATCCATTTCTGAATCTACATTAGATGGACTCATTCGCAATTCCTTTATAAAGTTAGTTTTAAATTTTTAGTAGATTTTTAGTAGTTTTTTTTTTATTTTCTTCTAAGTATTTTCTATATTTAGTAAACATGTATCTAGCATGAATACTGCGGAGTTGTTTCTTCTTACGAGAATTATACGTCTTAGGTTTACATACAAGATACTCACCATTACTAAATCTAATAAAACGATATTTTCTCTTATGAAATCTAATGCGTTTAGCTAGTATTTTCATTTTTAGTTTCCTTAACTTGAGTCTGATATTTTTTAGGTATGTCCGTTCTATATTTAGACACCCTCCAGTCACGATGACGATACACTACATTAATAAATTCCCTATAGTTACTATCGTTTAAATGATAAAAGAAACAAAGAAATTTCTTTAATTCTTTTTGTTCTTCTGTAATTGGGATATCTACATTATCTAGTACTTCTTTTAGATAATTAAGATTTTTATTCTCAGTTAAATCACGAAGCACTTTTAAATTAAAATGTTTATTGGATTTCATGGTTTTTAAACGACTTAACCATTGTTGTGAAATCTTACATGTAGACTCGTGCATTTTTACCATTTTCTCTGGTGGAACGTAGATACGGTTTAGAACGCGTGTTCCTACATCCATAGCTACCTCAATTAAAGCCATTGCATCACCAAGAACATATGCCTTATCTAATAAAACTGTCTTTAACGTATTCATTTTTAATTTCCCTAATTAATATTTTGTTTTATTCTACAATTAATCTTAAATCATCAGGATAAAATTCAAATGACTCTCCTTCTTTAATACACCATGCTTCTGTATAAACATATTCTTTATTTTCTTTATCGAAAGCAAGAATGTCTTTCGTAAATTCCAATTCTAGAACTGTTTTACCATGTTCATCACTATCCACACTGATGCCAAGAATAAAACTAAACTCTTTTATTCTTTCTACAATTTCATTAAGTCTTTCAACTTCTAATTTATCTTTATAAACTCTCATTTTATCTTCCTTATATTTTACTAATACTAGAGGGGTATCCCTCTAGTATTAGTTTATTAAAGTTTAGTGATTAAGATTCTCTAAAGAGAATTTACTTGAATTGACAGTATATTGTTTAGCATTGTGCTTAGCAATAGAGATAAGATTAACTAAATCAATACGAGGAATACGGAAAATAGTTTCTACAAGACCACAAATCAATTTAGATTTTGCAAAGAGACTATCTTCAATGCTTTCAACAACGCAAGCACCGTCAATAAAAATAGTTCGGTCTTTAGTTTCAATAACCGGAATATTATTTATCGCTCCGATGATTGGATTCTCTTTATCGAATAAGTAAGAATAAGAATTCTTAGGATAGAATAATGGCAATTCAGCCAATTCACTTAAAGCATTTCTTTCTTCGATACTATTCGGGATAATCACGAATCCAAGATTACCAAATACTGGATCAAACTGTACATAAAAGTTCGACCCATCGACTGTTCCGTATGTGATTCTCTCCTCTTCGATTTTCCAATTAACACAACTAAGTGCTGAAATCAATCCTTTAGCACTAGGACCTAATCCAACGAGATTAGCGATAGGGGTGTAGTTAGGAGATGACTGAGTATCGTTTTGGATATTAGATTTGATTTTCTCTTTAGGATAAGCATTCAGGCTAGATACAGCAAGATAAAGAACTACTTTATCTGTCAAATGTTCAATTCGATAAACCATTTCAGAATGTTTATCGCCAAACAATTCTTTACATTGTTTCTGAATCAATCGACAAAGAGCAGAATTATCAACCATTCGTTTTTCTTTGAAGTAATTAAATGCGATTATATGCAATATATTAACTTCAAATAAATTAGTTCCTTCTTTATCCAGATCGTAGATTAGAAGCTCTCCATCTGTTGTTTCAATTTTACAGATATATTTATTATCTGTATCTTCCAATTCAAAATTCTTAATGACCGGACCGAGAACCGTTTTTAGTAATTTATCTAATTCTGAATATACTCCAATAAAATCAATTTCTATGCCCAGCAGTTCGATTTCAGGGTTGTACAATTCCATTTTAAAATTTCCTTATGTAATTAAATTTGAAAATAGAGTAGGGGTATCGTTACCCCTACTCCGTATTAGTTTATTTTACAGTTTTAAATACCAGCATTTTCAAAACTTTCTTACCATCTACAGTTTCAAAAATAGGTATTAATTTAGCATAGTGCTTAGGTTTATGTAGTGCTGACTTATTAGGTTTAATTTCCTCATCGTAATATTCTTTAAGAAACTGATAAGATAAACACTTTTCATTCGGTTTGAATTTACTAGCGATAAATTCATTACTACCAAAAGTAGTTGCTAATACAAAGCCAAAACACGTACCAAGCCTATGCTTCTTTAATTCTTCATCAGGTAATTGGATAAATTCTTCTGTAGTGCCCAAGTATCCTTTATTGTAATATACTGGTACTTTCTTATCCAATTCTTCAACTTCACTATTATAGAAGAATTCTTTAAACTCATCTGATTCTTCAACAGGAATACCTGTAAAGTTCATTTTATCTTTAATGATCTTGCTAAAATGATTATCAGATACCATTCGATAACACATTTCTTTGACCACAAGATCTACAAATTCATCAAATTCTTCTTGAGTTTTAATTTCATAACGACTAATTAAAAACTCTTTAAAAATTTCCATCTTATAACGTCGTGAAGGAACTACTTCATTCATTTCATGGAATAGTGTAAAGAACAAAGGAAAATAAGATAAACTAGATTTCTTTAAAAGCCTTTTTAATTCAATGCATCGAATTAGATTATTAGGATCTTTAGACATCTTATCGAGATGTTCGAACCAATCTGTCGCTAATCTTCCTGTGATCTCTGCAGGAGCATAAGTGTAAAAATCACTTAAGGTTTGCTGAATGGTTTTATGTCTAGATGCTGATGCAAATACAGAACCAAGTTGTCTAATAATAACGTTATATGATTTCATGTCTTATTCCTTTTAGGATAAATATAGGTTAAAGAAACTTATTTATAGTAGCTTCCTCTAACTACTCATTTTAATAGTATAGATTTAAAATAAAACAAAAAAATAAAGATACTTTGTTAGAGTATCTTTATTTTCATATTTCGTCAAGCGGTAATTTTAAATAATTTATTACCTGGGTAGAATTCGAATGATTCGTCTTCTAACACAATTGCGGTGTTTTTACAACCACGTTCATTAGTAGTTTCATCAACTACCTTGATAGATTTCTTAAATATTACGTAAAGCGCCATATCATCACCACATCCTGTACGACTTAATAAGACTTTTTCTACTAAACTACAACCATTTAAATCGGTAATAATCTTGTCCTTATTTTTAAGAGTAAGATTTCCAGTAATAACTGGCTCGTGAGAATTAGAAAATAATTTACGAATGAAATTAAACACGATTACATCCTTTACAAATAGATTAAAAATAGAGATACCTCAATAAGGTATCTCTATTCTATTTTACTTTAAGAAATCATTTAAATCTTTTTCTTCAATGATTTCAATACCTAACTTCTTAGCTTTCTCTAATTTCGATCCAGCATTCTCACCTACAATTAAATAGTTTAGCTTACTACTAACTGACGATAACATTGTGCCGCCATTATCCGTGATCAGCTTCTCTATTTCCTTTCTAGGTCTGGTTAACGTACCGGTAATCAAGAATGTCTTCTGATCTAGTTTATTAGAAAGCTTCTTTTCTTTCTTAAACTTAAATTCTACTAAATAGTTTAGAACCAAATCACGATTCTTTGAATTAGAAAGATATTCGTAAATGGCTTTAGCTTTTATAGGTCCTACACCTTCTAGATTTACTAATTCCTCGTAAGTAGCGTCTAATAAACGCATAATGTCTTTATACTCTTTTAATAAAAGTTTAGACATTCTTTCACCTACGAAACGGATTCCTAAGGAATATAAGAATTTCTCAGGAGTCGTATATCTAGAAGCTTCAATAGCTTCAAAAGCATTTTTAGCAGTTAATCCTTTACCTAATACTTTTTCTAAATCTTCTAAAGACAGATGGTATAAATGAATTGGATAATAAATTGCTTTCGCTTTAAATAAAGCTCGAATAATAAATTCATCCACGCCTTTAATATCCATTCCATCCCGCGAAGCAAAATGCAATATGTTCTGGATTAGCTGTTCTTCACATTCCTTATTCATGCAACGAGTAATGGTTTCTTCTGTAACTAATTGAGATTGACAGCATGGGCATTTATCTGGAAAGACAAATGGTTTACTATCTGGATCTCTCTTGTCTAAATCCACAGAAATAATTTCAGGAATGATTTCTGCTGCTTTTCTTACTTGTACAAAATCACCAATTCTTACATCTAGCTGCTTAATAAAAGAAGCATTGTTTAGAGTTGCTCTAGAAACTATTGAACCTGATACTAATACTGGTGTAAGAATAGCAACGGGTGTGATCGCTCCTGTTCTACCAATTTGCACGACAATATTAACGACTTGGGTGGTTTCTGACTCTGGGTCTAATTTAAACGCACATGCCCAATTAGGCAATTTACCTTCATTAGGTTTTGCATGACTTAAGTCATTTACCTTAAACACAATTCCGTCGGTATCGTACTGATCTGTTTTACGAGAAATCTCATGTTCAGAAACAATCTTGCTTAATACATCTTTATCTAAAGGATAAGTAACAATACCTTTTACAGAAGTATTGAAACCTAGTCTAGATAAAGCACTGGTCATTTCTGAATAAGATATATAGGTTTGTTTAGGTTCTACTGTATACGGAATGAATTGTAATTGACGTTGACGAGTAATTTCTGGATCTAATTGTCTCAATGACCCTGCGGCAGCATTACGAGGATTAGAAAAGGGTTTCTCTCCTCTAGCTAGTCGTTCTTGATTCAGTTGATTAAAAACATCTATGAACATCAAGACCTCACCATAAACAATAGTTTCTTTCTGAATAGGAATTTCTTTAGGAACGGAAGCTATCGTCAATACATTCTTTAATACATCTTCGCCAATAAACCCATCCCCACGAGTAGAAGCTGAAATTAATTTACCTTGCTGATAAACTAATTCTAATGCCAAACCATCGAACTTAGACTGTACGATGAGTTCTGCTTGATTCGGTAGAAATGAAAAGAACTTATTAAGATCATTTACATCAAAACAGTTCTTTAAAGAACCCATAATGTGTTTGTGCTTGATCTTACTTAAAGAAGGCGAAACTTTATCTCCTATTCTCTTAATAGGGGAATTATCTAACACTAAATCAGGATATTGTTCTTCTAACTTAGAAAGTTCTTTATAAAGCTTATCGTACTCCTTATCAGACACCAAAGGATCGTCTAAGGTATAATAATGATAAGAATACTTATTGATTAAATCAACAAGTTCCATCATTCTAAAGTATATCGGATCCATCTTCAATTTCCTTTTCAATGTCTTTCTGACTAATCATTCCATTTGTTTTAATCCTGTCTAACAATCCGGTAAATGCAATAACCGCATCTTCAGGAATGGGTTCAACTTCAATAGAGATAGGTTCAGAAACCCCTGGAATACTATCCATGATGAAAGTCGATTTGAATATTCGATCTTTCTTATACATCTCTAACCATTCGTTAAAACAACTACTAATACTTGGGTTTGGAATCTTATAAAATTCTTCAGGTAAAACAACCATTGGTGCTATTTTATCCGAATAATTAGCATCTATAAGATTATATCCTGCAAAGAGATGAGCTTGCCAGTATCTCGCTAGAAAACTGCCGTCTTCTTCTCTAGGATATTTCTTGATCAAAAACTGGTTAATAGGATTCAATCTGAATAAGTAAGCGTGTGTATATTTTGTAAGATCTAAAATATTTGGTAACATGTTATTCTCCTATTTAGAATAAAATAAATAGAGTAGAGAAGGAAACCCCTCTCTACTCTATTATTCAGTTAAAGTTCAATACCACCAAGATCATCTTTACTAACATTACTGTCTACTTGACTAGTTAAGTAAGATGAAATCTCTACTTCTTGAGGCGCAACTTGCACGTTATCAGAAGTCAACCAAGCATTAATCCATGGAAGTGGATTATTTTTCACTTCTGGGAAGAATGGTTCCATACCAATAGCTTTCATTCGTGTATTAGCAATAAACTCAAGATATTGATTCAGAATGGTTTCATTCAAACCGATCATACTACCATCTTTAAATAAGTATTTACACCATTCTTTTTCTTGGTCTACTACTATTTTAAAGATTTCGTATGTTTCGGCTTCACATTCTTCAGTTACTTCTTTCCAGAGTTCTCCTTCTTGACCTGATTTCAAGATATTGATAATGTGCTGTGTTACTGTTAAATGAAGTGCTTCATCCGAAGCTGTCCACTACGGTCGTTAATCGTAGCCGGTGTGCTCAAGACACCCGCCCAATATCGCTATTGGGGTCAGACTATATCACGATCTGTAACGAATACAGACCCTCTGCGTTTGGCGAACTAAACGATTGTCCACTACTCTACTTTCACTAATTTAAATTAGGATTTCAATAGTCGTTAGGCATTTATACTAAAATAGTAATTTAGCACGGGATTGTCTATTTAAGAGTTTCCCCGTTTAGCAGAGTTATTCGACTATCATCACTGATAGAAGCCGCAATGAAGTTTACGGGAAATGAATTTAATGATCTTGGCATTACCCTCCATGAGTTTACGTTCGGCGAAAGCAAATGAGCAGGCAAATGATACGAAAAAACGAATTGCTTCTAGCGCATTAACAGAGAACATACAAAGATAGAGTTTCTTCATTAGTTCTTTTTTACTAACATCGATACGATGATTAAAATACATTTTATAATCTTTTGCTTCTTTAGATACTTCAAAAGTACCTTCACCAAAAAGATTGTAATATTGATTGTACATAATCAAATCATCGTAATACTTAGAGATTTCGTTAGCTCGTTTCAGAATAGCTTCATTAACAACAATGTTATCAAATACCTCAGTCGGATCGTTAACAATGTTTCTGATGATGTGGGTATATGAGAAAGAATGCAGAGCTTCCATACTGGTCCACCATACTGTCCAGTGCTCTAATTCCGGAATAGAAATGACTGGTAAGAATGCAATAGCTGGTGCACGTCCTTGTACACTATCCAAAAGAGTCTGATATTTTAAATTGCTCAAAAAGATATGCTTTTCATGTTCTGGAAGATTTGCAAAATCCAATCTATCTCGAGATACATCAACTTCCTCAGGACGCCAGAAAAATGATTTTTGTTTCTCTGTCAAATCGTTAAAGATCTGATATTTAGATTGATCATAACGCTGCACATTTACTGACTGTCCTAAGAACATTTGTTCTTTAGTTGCGTCGTTAGGTGTTCGATCAAATACAGAGAACTTCATTGGTTTTGTTTTTTCACCTAATTCCATTTTCTTACTCCTCTTCTTCATCATTATCTTGTTGTTGACTTTGTTCGGCTTCATCACCGTACAATGGCATTACTTCTTCTACAACTACACCCATGTTAAATACTCCTTATGTTAAGCGTTAAATTCGCTGATGTTCGCCGCTACAACAAGCTCATCATCAACATCTACGTAAATAGTGGTTTTAGGAAATGCATCAAGAAACAAATCATTTACTGTACTACGTGCTTTAAAATTAGAGAAGTCTAAAGTACGCATGATTGTTCCTTCGTTGCTTTTCAATAAAATCTTCACTATCTTATTTTGTTTGTCTGTGGTTACAGTAAGGTATCGTTCTCCGCCACCAAAGACTTCATCTCGAACATTGGTAATCTCACTAACTTTAGTACCATTAATTTTGGTATGGTCAGCTAAGATTAAAAGCATGTTCTTGACCATCTTTTCACTTTGTGTTTCGTCAAATACCAAATCAAATACAATTTCTTTATCGATTCCTTCTATAACAAATTGAACATTGTTTTCTTCAGTACGTCGAACTTCGATATACTTATCGTTATAAGTAACATCGCTATAACCAAATCCGATTAATGTAAGCAAAGTATATCCAGAATCATTATTAATTGAAAATGGATTTTTGACAACAGATGGATTATCTAGAGTCTGATATAACTGAGCAATACGAATAAACTTACGATAGTATTCCAACCAATCGAGGTCATCAATATCCCAGTCAAGAAAGCTACGTAATTCTAAGATGTCTGTATCTGTATCGAATTTATAATACTTACTTTCATCACACATGGTAAAAGCAAATAAATAAACTTCGTAAAATCCATCAATACCTAGCTTTTCTAATAAATTTAGATTTTTCTTATAAATATCCTTACGAATAACTATACGCTTATAATTGTATTCTTGGTCGTTTTCAGTAAACTTTCCTACTATTGCGTTACGAATTTTAGAAAGGAAAGATTTCTTAGTCGTTTTAAGATTTAGTCGTTTCTTAATGGATAAAGATACTACATCAGTAGACATGTGATTAAGAATTCTTTCTTTATCAAATTTATCAGTACTCGAAATGAGTACTTCGTATTCTTTACTACTAGAGATACGATTATAATGCTTTTGGATTTTCTGAAACATCTCTTTTAATGTTTCAGTAATTTGTTTCTTGTCTGTAGTGATATACATGATTAGCTTCCTTTACATCATGAATGGTAATTCAGAGATTTCACAATTAAGAATAATTTCGCTAGGATTATCATTAAAGTATTACATTTTTCATTCCTTATATAGTTAAAACAAATTAATAAATACAGGACTATGGATATCCATAGTCCTGTACCATTCTTAAAATAAATTTAAATAAAATCTTCTATTAAACTTATCGCAAATGCAACATACGTTAAGAATAACAGAATACTCATTACCACTATCATGATATATGTTCCTTTTATTTTATAACTTTTTCTTATAAATGAATTCCAGATCACCATACCATGTACTAACGTTTTCTAATAAGTTACTTTCCATGTACTTATCAGTAGCTACGTCAATATTGTCATTCTCACTAATAATATCAGGCATTTTAGAACGATTATCTGGAGCGCATACATTATGCAATATTGAAAAGAAAACATATTTCACAATCAAATCGATATGTTCCCATTTCAATACCTGGTCTGGTAATGCTTCAATTTCACGTCTAAGGTCATCTAAATAACTCGATTCAGTTATCTTACCATTCCAATCAGATCCTACCATCATTAAAGCATTTTTATTAGAAATCTTATTCTTATACCCATGAACATGATATTTAGTATCAGTCATCAGTTTATAGAAATCATCAAGAGGAATATTGTGTGTTCTCTTATTCTTGTCTTTGGTTTTAGCTACAAGAAATAAGATTTTAACTTCGTCATCTTGATCTATACCTATAGTTTTCTTGTACTTTTTCAGAGTTTCTCCTGATAACACACCATAACGTAAATTATTAAAAGCTGACTTACTTACGATTTCTAATATCGCATTAAGTAATGTTTTGTATCGATGTTGATTTACAGAATATAGTTTATTAAACTCTTCCATAAACCAAGTCATGATTCCTTTTTTACCTGAAAGTTCCTCGTTAATTTTTTCAGTCTCGTACGTAGGAGGTGTGTTATTTGGTCTAGCATGATTGATAGGAAGATCGTATCCTTTCTTGGTAAATAAGTAATATGTTGCTTCTTCATCGCCTAAAGATATATTATACTCAGCATAAGCTGAACCTGGTAATTCTGAAGTTATCTTGGGATTATCTCCAGAATAAACAAATATCTCTGGAGCTATAAAGTTAAACGCCTTATTCGTGTATACTTTATACAACTTAATTTGATTATCATTAAGTTCATCGCCACAATAAAATAAAGGAATACAAGGATCAGCAAATCGTTCATTAATACCAGTAAAAGGATTTAGCGAAACCAAAGTCATCATTTTAAAATTTAATGAATTAAGGATGTATTCACCAATATCTTGATTTGTGATTTTACGACCTCTTCCTATATTCTCACCTTGTTTAGGGTTACTGTATCTAAAATAAGCAAACCATGGATTTGGAATACGGTCGGAAGATGAAACTAAACTAGCCCTAAATTCAGAAAATTTATTATAGAAGTCCTTTAGTAATTCCTTAAATCTAATTAATCTCTTTCTAAATAAATCCGGAGAGACTAGAATTTTCTTATCTTCTGTTTCGGTACCAAAACCGACCTTATAAAGATCTGACATGGTAATATAAAGAGCGAGTTTACAGAATGAACCATGTAATTCATTCCATGTTGTATTCTTCTTTAAATAGATATTTTTAGGCACATAATCAGAAAGAGAATATCTCCATTCCCCGAAATGGGTAATGGATTTATCGTAATTGATTTCATTTTGTTTTGCTGTCGATTCAAAATATTCATGTAGCCGCTTGCTATATTCTTTAGCTCTTTTCTTTACTTTAGATTTAAACTCATCGTAGGTCATTTTTAAAGGATCAAATTCACTAAAATAGATGATCGGATCTTTTGTAACTACTGCTTCATCAGTATTGTCTAATAAAAGATCTTCACCTTCTTTGGGAGTGTAGTATGTCTTACCAACAGAGTTAGATAGATTAATCTCCTTCATTAAGTCGAAATACTCAGGAGAGTATTCTATAGTAGGTAATCTGGCATTTCCTTCAAAACTGGTTTTGTAAATTTCTTTATCTGCTTTAAATCTTTCGTTGGTAGGAAATAACATGCTGTTAATTCTAATACCGAAATCTTTAACTTCATTTAAATATTTTGGTTCTGTATTAGCACTATTCTCAATTAATCCTTGTCTAATACTATAACTTCTAGGTGATTCTCCACCGTAATTAATTCCGAAAAATTGTAATTCTTCGTAAGGCCCAAAGATTCTAGGTACGCCTCTAATATTTAATCTATTATACACTAACGGTTGGTAAATTTGTTCTCTTACAGATGTATTAAAACGATTAGCAACGTACACGTAATCAGAAGAGTTATTGATAGTAAAATCATTTACCCTAAGTAAAAAAAGATTTAAATATAATCTGAGGTAGAAAGGTATTTTTTCTCTAGATAACTTTCTAGCCTCTAAAAGAGCGGAATCCATTGTTTGAAACTCTGGCGTAGTACTAGAATAATATTCTTTAATAGCATCATGAGTGCTTCTAGTAATTCCGTCTTGACGCACTTGAAACTTAGGGTTTAGATAAGATCTAGGATCGTACTGGCGATGTAAATGAGGCTCGTACCCTGTTTGTATAATATTGTTTTCACCAATAATCATTTTACTTCCTTTTATAAAGTAAAAAAAAAATAATATTTAATTAATAGTTCATACGAAATCTATAGAGACTCTAGGATTTAACCTAGAGTCTCTATATTCTATCAGCGAATATCCCAGTCAAATTCTGGAAGTACTTTACCTTCTTCTAAGAAGATTACTTGGTTATGTTTATAACGACGTTTGTGTTTAAAGTTTTTAATCACAACACTTTCTTCGTTAATACCAACTACTTTACCAATATTGTAAATTCGTTCATTGTAAGTAGGGTAGATAACCATGTCACCAATTCGTACATCGTCAAACATTTCTTTATGCTTCTGTTCGATTTCAGCATTACTGTGCATTTCTTTATACCAGTAATAAGCCACCGATGGCGAAATAGTAGCAAACCAAGGAATTTCATCTTTGGTGTAATCGTTAGTAATATTGAACCAACCTAATTGATAACTCTTACGAGATACCATTTCGTCGATATAATATACATCGGTACGTTCTTTAGTACGTTTGGTACTGTTATAAAATCCTTCAAACAAATCGATCATGTATTGATCTTCAGTATCTTTAGGAATGACACAGAATACATTGTATTCATTACCACCCAGTACCATAGGGATCGTGGTCAATTTGTATTGGTCAGCATTTTCTTTCATGAACTTCCATGATTTTGGTAATGCACCAAATTCAAATTCTGCCGAACCCATGTAGTCAAATGTCACATAGTAGTCAAGACCTTTACGACCTTCGTTAAATTCGTCATAATGACGTTTTACACGTTGGATGTAATAGTTTTGGTTGTTTTTCAAAGAGATTTCCATTTTTAATTTCCTTTACGAAGTTAGATTAATGATTAACTACGACGAGTTTTGGGTTTCAGGGTATACAGATAGTGATTGCCTACCTTTTTGGATAGTCTTGCACGTGGTGCTGGTTTACGTCCAGTAGAAAAGAAGATTGCTTTTCTCGTAGTATCGTCTCGAACATCCATCACGTGTTGCATGTACTTCTTCTTAGCCAATTTCATGATTTCTTTTTCTTTACTAGGATTGAATACTCGTCCACCTCGTAAAGAACGATTATGGTACCACTGGAATTGGCCTTTAGTAGTGATTACCTTCTTAACACTATTTGCAAACTCAGGATGGTCTACTCGGTTAAGGATTACATCGGCTACCGCTTCTTTACCAGCGTGAGATTCACCCTGTGCTTCGTAGAAAATAGCCATTGCCAGATATTTAACTTCTTCAGAAGTATTTGCAAGTACTGGTTTTACAAATACTGATAATAAAATAATCAAGAATAACTTTAATTTATTCATTTAAAACTCCTTTACAAAGTAAAAATATAAACAGACATAACTACACTCCTGCCCCATTTCGGGAACAGGAGTGTAATTATAGTTTTAATTAACCACGGATTTTCTTAGTAACTGGTTGAGCAGGTACTTCACGAACGACAACTTCGCGAACCACTTCATGTACCACTTCTTTAGTTACGACTTGAGGTTGTTGTTTAACACCACCAAATACGTAAGACAGACCCAAGCCGATACCTACGTTACGACGAGTATCAAAGTTAATACCACCTTTAGATACCCAACGACCAGAGTTGGAGATATGGCTCACACCAATTGCTGCAGCACCTTCATTCTTGAAGTAACCAGCACCTACGCCAATTGCTGTTTGACCAGGAGCATGTGGTTGAGGGATGGCGGCGATTGCGTTTGAACCAGCGATACCGGCACGAGCTTCGCGACGGTTATCATGCAACTCTTTATGAATTTGAGAGTTATCAGCATTCAGACCGTCAACCAATTTACGCAATTCGTTAATCTGACCATCTTGAGCTTCGTTCCAAGTATTGTATTGGTTCAAAGAGTTGTTGATGGTTTGAATTGCTTGGCTGTTAGTAGTAATGCGGCTGGAGTTGATAGCAATGTTATCGGCATTAGTAGCTACACCGTCTTTCAATGTTTCGATTGCTTTTGCATTATCACCAACTTTATTGGCTACTGCATAGAGCTGAGAACCATTGACAGCATCAGTAGATTCTTTAGTGATACGACCGGCAGCAACATTGGTAAGGGTGCGTTCTGCATTTTCTTTACCAAAGGATACAGCGGCTACAGGCTTATGGCCTTTGAAAGTACCATAAGTAATGCCGTTTACTTCAGAAGTAGCAGTACCTACTACAGTACTGGTTTCTGAAAAAGAACCAATCGCTACGTCGTGATTGTTAGTTGCTTTCGCATTCACACCAAGTGAAGTAGTGAAACGAGCAGAAGATGAAGAACCTGAACCGATGGAAATGGATTGATCACCATCAGCACGACTGGATTGACCAATGGCTACTGACTGACCACCATTAGCATTTGCGTGTTGTCCAACAGCTACAGCAGTCGCACCACGTGCAGAAGCGTGAGAACCCACTACAGTAGCCGCATCAGCATTTTCACCAATGTAGGTACCTTTACCTACAGCGGTACCAGATTTAGCCAAAACGGTAGATTCGTTACCGATACCAATGCTCATGCCACCTTTCACAAATGGTTTGTGACCTACTGCCAAAGACTCATTACCTTCAACAATGGCATTATGGCCGTATGCAAATGATACATCGCCAGATACAGAATTGTGAATACCGACCGCAGTAGAAGAATTACCTTCTACAAAGTTGTTAGTACCTACGGCAGTAATACCATTACCACTAACAGTGATCTGATCACCATATACTACATTGTATTTATCTACGGCGGTATTGTCAGCATAAGCGGTAGAAGCCACAGCAGCAATAGCGATCGCAATGATAGATTTTTTCATATTTATTTCCTTTATATAGTTAAAAAAAGAAGATTGGTACTGCGTTAAGAAAAGATTAATTCATCCCGTAAAGGGAAGTGGAACGATGTCTCATAACCACCATTCCACTTAAATGATATAGATTTGAAATAATATAAAATCCTAAATGGTATATTTACCATCTCGGAACTTTACCTCTTCATTATTAATAGTGCTGGTATCTTTTTTATATCTAGGTGCAAAGTTCTTTGGTTTACGAGGTCTAACCATTCCATGATAAAACTTTGTTTGTCCACCAAATACCTTATTATAAGAAATCACAAAAACACCAATTACAAAGATAAAGAAATTCTTGACCAGTTTAAATCTGGTAATCAAACAGAAAAAGAAAAAGCTTGCAAAAATAATTTGTAACATATCTACTTTCCTTTCAAAATAGATTAATAGGATTACCTTACGCTTAGGTAAAGCCACTGTAATAGTATATGTTTAAATTATTCTTAAATAAGCATTAACATAAATTGGATTACTCTACTCTGGATATCCAGAGTA